TTATAAATCGTATCCTCCCTGATCGCTGTAGTTGCTTCGGGCGCGGGATGCCAGTTGCCGCTGTTTCGCTTCAATGCGTTTCATCACTTCATCAGCAAGGTCTGCGGAGCTTTGGCCTGGTAATTGATGAATATGAATCTCGACTTTCCCTATAGAAGAACTCTGGACAGGTGCAACAACCGGAGGCGATGGCGGCTTTTTATACTCCGATTTTGGCAGACTGTACGGATGCATTGGCTTTGCTTCTGCAGGCACAGATGCGACACCCATAACGCCAGCGACGACTGTAGCCAGAAGCATCTGACGCGCAGGCAACCCACCACCTGAAAAACCAGTATTATTTTTCAGGATATTAGCCGGGTTCATCGACGCTGCGAGCTGTGCCAGCTCAGCAGTACGTCTCCGGCTGGTTACTTTTGCCGGACCGTTCACTATCTCAGGCCCGTTCTCTCCCACAATGCCAAACTGACCGTGAGGAATAACGCCTCCACTGTCATACATCCCGGCGAACGGAACCGAAGCAGGCGCACTGCCAGACACCTGTAATTGCGCTTTACCCGTTATTTTATCGTTTCCCGTCATCCAGTCGGGCAGATAATCGGTGACGGAGGAAAGTTTGTTTTTGAGTGCCTCCCATCTGGCATTAATTCCATTGAGAATACTGTCAATAATGGCGCTGCCCATGTCCTGAAATTTCGCAGGAAGCGCGGCAACATCAGCGAGGATCGAATTCCATTTATCGCTGATTGATTGCCTGATACCGGCCCATGCCTCAGTAACGCCAGATTTTATTGCATCCCAATTTTTAGCGATTAATCCCGGCAGGGTATAATTAAAGAACAGCGACTTAATTCCTTCCCACGCAGTGCTGGCCTTTTCTTTGATCCAGTCCCATGCCGCACCTGTGGCATTACATACGGCATCCCACATGGCTTTAAACTTTGGTCCCAGCGTATCCCAGTTCCGCCAGATATAGACAGCACCAGCGGCGATCAGCCCAATGACAGCCAGTATAGGGTTTGCAAACATCAAACGGCCCAGCCATAACACGGATCTGCCCACAGCTCTGACTGCATTACCAATAAGGCTAAATGCAGATGAAAATTTCAGCCCCAGCACGCCTGCACTCATTCGCACAACTGCCATCGGCCCCAGCACAGAAGCCAGTGCAAGCGAGGCAACCCCTGCACCAGTGGCAACAACCGCAAATCCTGCCGCCAGTTTAAACAGCGCAGAAGTCAGTTGCGGGTGTCGCTTGACAAAACCATCCAGACGTGACGCCAGCTCCCCCAGCCAGTCAGCCAGTTTCTTTAATGTCGGGGCAACTGTTTCACCAATGCTTGCCATAGCATTGGTGAAGGAGCCGGTAGCGGCTTCCCATTTATTGCCCAGGGTATTCAGGGACGCATCGACGCGTTCCCGCAGTGAAGCCTGATTTTCAAGTTTGGCGGCAGTTTCACGATAGCCATTAATACCTTTTTCAATCATGGTGTTAAGGACTTTCATGACTTCCGCATCATTACCGAACAGATCCTTAATCGTTGCCATCCGGGTTTCATCGTTGAGCTTACTAAGCTTTTCCAGCTGGGCGTACATATTTTCCAGCCCGCCGAATCCACCTTTACCATTGGAAAAATTGAAGTTGATGCCGGTGCCTTTCAGATCGTCGTTTACTGACTGAATATTTTTTGAATCCAGCGCTGCCTGGAAAATTTTTCGGTAAGCATTACCTGCGGACTCACCAGCCATCCCACTCTGATCAGCCATCACCAGCAACGGAGCAAAAGTTTTAGCTGCTTCAATCCCTTTTTGATTAATAATGCTCATGGCGCTGCTGATATTAGAAAATCCCTGCAGCATATTCCCGGAGTCAACACCGGCATAAAAACCCTTCTGGATCAGATCCATCAGGCTCATCATGTCTTTTTCTGAGGTCTGTGTTGCATCCTGCAATTTTGCGGCAAACTCAGCCGCAGCAGTGGGAGCCATCTGCAACTGCACCCCCAGATAAGCCGCCGATTCCCCCAGCCCGCCAAGAATGACCTGTGCTGACATACCCTGACGACGCAGCATTGTCATCATGTTCTGGAAATCTGCAGTGGTTCCCGGCAGCCTGTCTCCAAGCGCTACCGCCAGCTGGTTAATTTTCTCAAATTCAGGTGCGACCTTTCCGCCCGGCCCCATCATTGAACCGGCGAGCTGATTAGCGGCATTTTCAGATTCAGAATAGGCTTTCACCGGCGCAAGCAACGTCATACCTGTCGCCATGCCCGCAGCCACAGCACCGGCCCCATTTCCGGCAAGTTTATTTCTCAGATCATAGGTTTTATCTGCTCTTGCCCGGATCGCATTCAGCTTTTGCTGGCGTTCTCCAGCTTCACGCAGTCGACGCTCCTGCTCTGCCAGTTGCCGGTTGTATCGCTCAGTTTCGCGGGTGATACGCGAGGTTTCCCGCGCTCCGCCGCCTGCAGACAGCCCCAGCCGGTAGAGTTCGGCTCTGGCTGCCGCCATCTGCCGGGTTTCCTGCTGCTGCTTTTGCTCCAGAGTCGATACAGCACGCCACTGCGCTTCAAGCGCCTGTGTTTGCTTTTTGGTTGGTGACTCCAGTGACGACATTTCGCGCGTTAACATCTGCGCCCGCAGCCTCGTCTGGTCCAGTTCTGCGCTGGTCCGGCTGAGACTTTGGGTGAGATTATCAAAGGACTGCAGACGGGCACCGGCGTCAGTCAGATTTTTAATCTGCTCACGGGTTTGTCGAATTGCAGAAGCCAGCTCTTTAGAGCCAGCCTGGGCATTTTTGAAGGGGCGGGTCATTTTATCCACCGCCCCCAGAACGACCTGCAGACGCAGGTTATTATTACTCATCGCTGACTCCGCTTCTCACGATCGCTTTATGCCGCCATTCCAGAACCTCAGTCAGCGGCATGACGTCAGTGATGGACGGCGACCAGTGAAAGATGGTGGCAATATCTGCCACCAAATCATCAACCGTCAGGCTGGCAGGGAACCCGACAACACCGATTTCGGCAGCAAAAAAGCCACAACCTCCAGCGCCAGCGCTGAAAGATCGGCAGGGTCCAGCTCCGCCATCTCCTGCTGGGTCAGCGCCGGAGTCGAGATACGCGGGATCACCGTCATCATTGCGGTAACGTCCATCTCCATAATCGCGTGCAGGCGGAGGCCTCTCAGCGCCCCGGACTGTGGTTTACGCAACACGATTTCAGTAATGGCTGTGTCACCACGTTTAACTGGCGTATCCAGAACAACAGTGGTTTCATTTTTAGCGGTAACAGTTTCGCTCATAATACGATCCTCAATGGCTGTCAATGTGCTGGCAGTGTATCGTGTTCAGCACAACCATTCGGGGTTGGGGTATTGTTCCGCTGACCATACAACTGCAGCGGCGGACAGCCAGCCGGAGAACGTACTTTTCCCCCTCAGCGCGCGCTGGCCCGCCCGCCTGCCCGCTTCGCTTAACAGAATGGTTTTCATGCACCCCGAAAATCGTCTCAGGAGCCGCCACACAAGGGCTTTCGCGTCAAAAATGGTGCATGGAACTCATGCGTTTTCATGCGCCATAGACATGCACTCATGCGCTCTCAGGCCAGCCAGGGAAAAGGCGTAAAAAATCCCGGTACTGGACCGGGATTCTGTTGGCGTTTTTTGCTAATCAGACAGGGATTTGCTGACGGCTTGACAGCTTTGACGCGGAGCCATAGCGATTAAGCGTTTTCTTTTGCTTTTCAGACTGTTCCGGTTTATCTGATTCCTGTTCATTGCGCCGGGGCTTCATAATTATCGTATCCACGTTTTCCAGTGCGGTAAACGTGCAGGAACATTCCAGATTCTGGCACTGATACCATGAGCGTTTAACCGACGGTGCTTCATAGGCGGTGGTTCTGGCATGTGCAACCGTGCCGCATTCCGGGCATTTCAGCGCCATCAGATACCCTCCATATCACGGTTACGTTTCTGCAGCTCTTCACGTTCCTGACGGATCTTCATTTTGTGAAGGGCCGCCGGTGACGGGCTTTTGCTTAAATCGACACGAGCCGCATAATCCGGCGCAACGCCCGCCAGTTTAAACACCGGATCCTGTTCCGGCATCGCATCGTTAGTAAGAGCCGGTTTGGTAATATGTTTGTGAATAAAGTCTTTCAGTACTGTGTTCGGGTCATTAACTGAATTCACCACACCCACAACGGCACTGGCTTCCCGACCCATAGTGGATTTGAGCAGGCTCAGTGTCTGGATTAGCGCCTTACCATGCGACTGCATAAAATCTTCCCAGATTTGTTTTGCGCGAATCCCCACAAGGGTATCGTGCGCGTGGATATACTTTCCGGCTAATTCCGCAGTCTCCTGCGGCAAAAGTGCATTTTCGCATTCCTGAGCTGCCAGCAGCTCATCAAAATCCTCAAGCGTTTCTCGCCCCAGCGCAATTTCCGTGCGCAGTTTTTTCATTTCCTTTGAGACTACGCCCTGACTTTCACGAAACAGCGTGCGCCACTCCTCATTCAGCGCATTCGTCGTGGCTTCCATTTCAGCGCGGCGCTGGCGGATTGTCGCAATATTATCCGCTGCCGCTTTCTGCTGACGACGAGCTTCAAGCCATGCGTTTCTGGCTGTATTCAGGGTTTCAAGTGCCCGCTGCGTGACAGCCGGAAAAGTGGAAAGGTTGTTATTCTCTGCGGTGTTGTTCATGACTTCTCCTGTCGGGTTGGTTCGTTACGTCAATTGTGTCGTGGCTGACACAAGCACACTACCGGTGCTCAGTGTGTGGTGGCTGGCACAACGGGCCTCTGCTGCTATTCAGACGCGGCTATGACAGCCAGCCAGATAAAAACGCCTCTGTTTCAGCCTGCTTTATGTCCCCGATGCGGTGGAACAGGTGGAACAGGTGTTACAGACTTGTTTTATAAAGCATTTATAGGTACAGCACAGGTGGAACATCGCGGGTAACAAGGTGGAACAGCGGGTTGGCTGACGTTCCACCTGTTCCACCTCACTATTTCAGAAGGTGGAACAGGTTCAGCCCTTGTAAAACACGGGTGTTCCACCTGTTTCACCTGTTACCCTTAATAAATAAGACTCACGCAAAGCCTTAACCCGGCACCTCGCTGTTGAAGACATAGAGCCTGCGGGGATTCATCTCTGGCGGGCGAATGTTTGTCTGCAGCTTGCCATCGGTGGAGGGCAGCAGATATCCACGATCCGCGCACAGACGCGCCACCTTGCGCGGGTCAAATCCCCGGCAGATTTCTTTCCAGCCGGACGGCATGACGTAGAACGTGGTGACAGCTTCCGTGCCCTGCGCGGTACTGCCTTTCTCCACCCTGCGCCAGCCCACCATATTGCCGGGGCGGTTGCGCTCGTCGTGCCAGTCAGCAAAGCGGCTGTACTGATTCGCGGTAAAGAAACTGCGTACCTGCTCCAGTGCGGCAATATCTTCCTGATTGGCGGTGTGCCCGCGATCTTTCAGCCATGCGTTCAGGCAGACGCGGGTTGCCCGCAGCGCTTCCCCCTCAGGCCAGCCGGTGATACCCAGACGGGTTGCCAGCTCGCCCGCCATCGCCACCAGTGCAAAGCGGTTCACAGCCCGGCCCACCTGATTGCCCGCATCTTTCGGGGTCAGGGCGGCGGTATATTCCTTCATCAGTGACTTTGCCTGTGCCGTCAGCCCGTTAAGATCAGCGGTCAGGGCTTTCAGCCACTCCCGGAACGGCGAACCGTAGTAACTGGACGTGGCCCACTCCAGATGCTCCGCCAGAGCCTTGCCGCTGTCGAAGCCGTGCAGCTCCTCAAATACGCCAAACTTCCCGGAATCGCTGGGGATCTGGATCATCCTGACTTCCATCCCGGCAAAGGTACGCTCCCCGGCTTTTGCCGCATGTTCGGTCAGTGACAGCTCGCCGGTTGAAAAGAACAGCAGCCGCCACTGCTTACGGGTGCGCAGCTCACCGTCCGTACCGGCCCGGCCCTTGCCCTGACCGTTTGCCAGCATGTAGGCAATATTGCCCGCCTCGCGTCCGTCCACCTCCCGGATCTCGTCGAGCATCATGGCGGCATCGTTGCGGCGGCTGGCGCATCCCTCCAGTGCATTGCCGGTTGCCCGCCACGTCTGCCAGTAGTCAGGCCCGCCGCAGACGGAGGTTGCCGCTTTCATGGTGGTGGTCTTACCGTCCGTCGATTCCCCTTTGAGGTGGTAGCCGCCGCCATCCATACCAACCAGCCGTAACAGGGGGGCAGCAAAGGCCAGACTGACGGCAAACGCCACGCGGGAGTTGCCGGTGCAGTAGCGGGATACGTGCTCCCGCCATTCCTCCGTTGTGCCCGACACGCGGAAATCGCGCCCCTGCACGGAAGAGGTCTGGAGAATGACCCCCTCTGCACCTTCACCGCTGACCTCATCCTGCAGAACGTAAACCTGACCATGCCAGCCGGTGCGGCTGACGCAGGTCACGCGGCGTTCTGGTTTACACAGCGAGATATATTCCATCAGGCGGGCGCGGGCCTCGCCGGTGGTGCTGATATAGGACAGCCCGTTAACCAGCAGTACCCGGCGCAGTTCCTCACCGCTGCCGCTCAGCATTTCCATTGGCATCGCCCAGCGGCGGCGCTCTCCCCACGTATCTTCCCACTCCAGCAGTCGCCCAAAGTTACCGCCATCAGCATCGCAGGTGATTGCCGTCACGCGCAGCGGGTTGCATATTTTGACGTTCTGGATCTCCGTCTCACCGTTGCGCTGTACCTGTTTTTCATACCAGAGATATTCCTGGGTAAGACGGAATCCGTGCGGCAGCTGCGTGCGGCCTTCCCCACACAGCACCAGACCGTTACGAAAGGCTTCACGGGCGCGGGTAATACCGTGCTCCCGATGGAAATCATTCCAGTCAGCCTTAATCTCTCCCGGTGGCAGCGTCATCCAGCCGCCAACGGCTTTTGCCGCCCGTTCAGCAAAGGATCTGCCGGGGTTTTCGCCCCCGTCCTGAAAATCGTTATCACCGGCGATGATAATTTTTACCTCAGGCCAGCGTGCCCGCAGCGACTGCGCCACGTTGGGCAGGTTGCCCGCAGATATGGCAGCCACTACGCATCCGGCGGTGAGCTGGCTTACCGTCAGCGCCGTGGCGTAACCTTCGGTAATCACCACCTGTACCGGCGGTTCAGGCGGTAACGGGCTGAGCGCCACAAACGCGCCTTTCATCGTGCTGCCGGGCAGTATGCTTTTTTCACCCGTCGGGGCGATAAGCTGCGCACCGGTCACGGCTCCGGCGTTGGTGGTGAGCGGTAACAGCAGGGAACCGGCAGGAAAATCCTTACCGCTGATATGCTGCACGCTCCCGGTCAGGGAGGCCGGATATCCGGCAAACCCTTTTCCGGTCAGATAGGGGCTTTCTCCCGTGTGGCTCTCTTTCATCAGCGCCGCCACGGTAAGGCTCATGTCACGTTTAGGGGCTTTTTGCCTGGCAGGCTTAACAGACAGTTCCTGCACATCCGGCACATTAAGCACCTGCGCCACCTCCTGCGCGGCCTTTCTGACGCCGTAACCGGTCATGAGCTTAACCAGATCCAGTCCGTCACCATTGCCGCACTGGCTGCAAATCCACGTCCCGCGCCCGTCAAGGTCATCGAGGCGAAAACGATCCTTGCCCCCACATTTCGGGCAGGGACCGTGCCTGCCGTTTTCGGGAACATCAATACGCAGCATCTGCAGAATAACGGGCCATTTCCCCTGTGCAGCCTCTGCAACCTGTGAAACTTTCTGTGTTGTCATACTTCCCCCTGATACAGCGCCGCACCCGTGCTGCAGAAGTCATCAAAGGCAGCCGGAAGCGTGCGGTACAGCTCCGCCATCACTTCACAGCCGCGTACGGTCAGCACCGGCGGCGCGGTCAGCAGTGACGGCTCCAGCATGTCAGTCAGCAGTGCCAGCGCGGCTGCGGCTCCCTGTGCTTCGCCGTACTCGTTAATCAGTGCGCACTCGATATGCAGCGCAATGGCCATTTCAATACGCTCAACCGTCAGGCAGTGCGGACCATACTGATCGCTGCCGGTTTCGTTCAGCGTTTTCTGCCGCCATGCCGACGCAATAGCCCGCCGGTACAACGCGGTAGTCATTTCTGCCGGGAAAATGGAAACCTGCGGCTGGTTCATTTGGCACCTCCTTCAATCAGTGCGCAGCTGTGCGCAATATCCGTCAAATCTGCCCGCAGGTACTCCATCAGCGCGGCGACGCCCGGCGCACAGCCTGTATCGAGCGCTCCGACCTGAGACGGGTATTCAGAAAAGAGAAGCTGGAGCAGGTCGCAGGCATTTCTTGCGCGGGTCAGCTTTCCGAAACCGTCCTCTGACAACCCATAGGCAAAAGCACCGGTATTGTGTTTTTCAGGCAAAGTGTGGCCCTGAGCACCGTTGTGCCCGTTTGAAATATTCATCATGGATTACTCCGTTTTCAGCGGTGTTTTGTCAGAGAAACTTTGAATAGTGACTGTCGTCAGGTTCAGCAGAACGCCGTAGGCTGCGCTCCCGCCAGCGGGTAAATACCACAGACGGATGCAGTGTCAGCGGGGTGGAGCTACTACCGCCTGCCGGAGCTGGCGAAGGTTTAAAGAGCGGCGCATCAAACAGGCGCGTATACCTCTGTTCAAACCATGCCAGAGGGCAGGAAGAAAGCTGGTTGTCGCTGTCATGACGTATCAGCACTTCACAGCTGAATTCAGGATTAACCAGCGCCACGGAGGGAGACGCTTCAATTAGTCGGATGATTGTTACGGTCCAGCCACGTTCATGCTGCCAGCGTTCGCCGGGTTGTGGATAATTACGCATGTCCACCTCCACAGGGAATGCGACCGGCAAAGCTCAGCACATAGTCCGGGGCAAGTCTGCGTCGCGCTGAGCGCTCGTTATCTGCGGTGATCCTTAACATCACAGGACGGGCATTGCGTTGACTGCGGTTGATCGCCGCAAATAACCAGGTACACTTCTGTTTAGCCATCTTCGTTGCCTCATACAGCGGATTGGTCAGATGCCCGATTTGTGTTCCAGCACAGTTCGGGCATTGTTTTTTTGTAGCTTTGATGTTTATAATGGTAATTACCATGTAGGTTAATATAAGGTTTGGTCATCACCATGTCAACACCAAAAGAAAAACGTTCTCCTCCTTTCCAGATGCGTCTTACAGATGAGTTCCGCCAACAGCTTGAAGAAGAAATGCGCAAAGATGGAGATTCAGCTCTTGCATCTTGGATCAAGCGAATTTTGCGTAAAGAGCTACTAAATCGTGGCATCGATCCAAAGAATTGATTAATTGATGGGGGAGAATTTTTTCTCCCCAACTTAGTTAAGATTTTCATTATATTACCTTTATTCCCGCTGACTGAGCCTTAACCCACTGCCTAATTTCTTGTGCATCGTAAATTGTTACTCTCTCGGTTAATCGAGTCGCCTGGGGAAAACCGGGTTTATTTTTGGTCCAGCGCCAGAGAGTTACTGAACTGATGTTGAGAAAATCAGCAGTATGTTTAGCTCTGGCATTGCCTGACAAGGGGTAATTTTTGATAGTCATATGAATCACCTGCAATCCTACTTAACGTAATGAAACGAACGGATGCAGGCTACTTTTAGATGTGCAGCAATGCGCGGAGTTTTTGAAAACTCGTCAGAATTATCAAAAATTATCTACCTTTTACCAGCCCTTTGAAGCCAGTCATCTAAAGTATCATCAGTGATTTCAGGTAGTTCCATTTCGGGGCCTGCTTTTCTGCTCAGATGATCTTTTATTTGAGTAATAGATGAAAATCTCATCATTTCTTCCGTTACTCCCAAAGCATTCATTAGGGATGCTATATAGGTTGATTGCTTCGCTGTAGTTCTGACTTTCGGCGTTTCAGTTGTTTGATATGAGGTTAATGTTCTTGTATCTTTATCCTTGCTTATTACAGGCATGTGTGTGCCAGATAAAGCATGTTTATTTATATATTCAATATAGTAACCAGTAATTTGAAGCTGATAGTGTTTGTCGTTTATATCAGGAGCGTGCTCGCAAAGATACTGTAGGTATTTAATATCACCCTCTACGCAGTTCTTTAATTTTCCAGAAAATTGATTATTTATCAAAATTGGAGAAATGAGTTGAAACCTTTCCCCTTCTGATTTAAATTCGGGATTTTCTTCACTAAATAAAGAAAGTTCAATTGAATCCATTAATCCCGTATTTATTGCAGATAAAATGTTTCCATCTACAGGCCATATTCCATTAAGGTATGTTTGTACCAAATAATGTTCTTCGGTTTCGACTAAATGAAATTTTTCAGGTATGTAAAAATAACCTGACTTAAATTTATCTGAGAAAATGTATGGTATGCCATTTGCAGATGGCAGAGCTTCAAGATTGAGAGTTTCAACTTGCTCTAAAATATTACCATCGGATTTTAAGAATGGAATGTAGAAATAATATATTTTTTGAAAATTTAAGCAGAGGTTAATTTTTCCTGTATAACACCAGTGGAATATATCATCAATTTCACAATCAAGTATTTTTGCCGCTCTTGATATAGAGCAATATTCTAATGGGGCTAAGCCGTTACGTTTCCAAATATTTTTTTCGTTATGTTTGCTCATTATTTTACCACCTTAAGCATTGCCAATGGTTTTTCACTAATTTCATAGGGCGCAATATAACTTTCACAATTGCTGATTATATAATGTGACCACCATTGCATCATTCTACGGCGTTCTTGCATGTGTTGTGCCAGGTGAACATAAGCCGCTCGCACTTCATTTCGTTCTTGATGGCTCATTTGCCGTTCAACTGCATCCCTAGACCATAATCCTGATTCTGTCAGGGCTGAGCACGCCATTGCTCTAAATCCATGAAGGCAAATGTCCGCCTGCGTATCGTACCCCATAATCCTCAATGACTTATTAACTGTGTTCTCACTCATCGGCTTGTAAGGGTTACTATCTCCGGGGAAAATAAGCTCATACTCACCACTTATTTTTTTAATGGCTTCGAGAACATCAATAGTTTCATTAGATAATGGAACATAATGAATACTACCCATTTTTGCCCCACGTTCTGAATATTTTACCCCCTCAATTCTTTTTCTTTGAGCAGGAATAGTCCACATTGCAGTTTCAAAATTAATTTCCTCCCATCTTGCGTGTCTCAGTTCACTAGAGCGAACAAAAGTATGAAGGGAAAATAATACCGCCAACTTAGTTAACGGTCTCCCTGTATAGCTATCAATTTTTGATATTAACTCTGGTAATCGTTCTAGCGGAAGTGCAGGGCGATGCTTTATTTTGGGGCTGGAAATTGCTCCTCGTAGATCATGGGTAGGGTTGTATTCAACAATTCCACGCTGAATAGCGTATCGGAAAACACTTGAAAGAGTAGTTTTCACTCTTCCTGTTGTCGCTCCAATTCCCTGATCACTCATCCTCACCAATAATGGCAACAGATCACTTGTTTTTAATGAATCGATGGGTTTATTTCCGATAAATGGGAAAATATGATTTTCCATTTCTCTTAAAATTTTAATGCGGGTTATCTCTTTCCATGAGGGATGGCCTATAGAGCCTTTATGCCACTCTAAAGCGATTGTCTGGAATGTAGCCGATGTGGGTTCTGTTGGCGCTGCTTTTTTAGATACTCTGGGGTCAACACCGTCGGCTAAAAGTTGCCTTGCTTCATCTCTGCGCTTACGGGCAAGTGCCAGCGAAACGTCTGGGAAAACGCCCAAAGCCAGCGTAGCTTGTTTGCCGTTAAATCTGTAGTTCAT